AAGCCGGGGTCTTTTATACCTTGTATAAGGTAATAAATTAGTATAGCCTATAAAAGGCTGGAGGTCATTTTATGAATTACAAAGGACTTGATATCGTAGTAGCTTCTTATGTTAGTCAAGAAACAGTTGATGAGTACACACCGCTGCTTGAAGCTGTCGGATTTGAAGTTACAATCGATCTTGCTCTTCCCTACATTTGCGTTGATTCTGTAGCGAAAAAAGTTTTTTCAAGAGACACCCTGCACGAATCTGATGTGCGTCAGTATTCTGATGTTTTCATTAAGAAGATTATTGCAGATGCTGAAAAAACTCTGCTTGAAGAAACAGTACCAGAACCAATCCTTCGATAAGACTTTTACTATTGCTGAAGGGGATGGTTTCAAACTATCTATTCAGACTAATAGTGTGATTGACGTTATTCTTAAGAAGAATAGAGTAGACGCTTCAATTTCATAAGTGATAGAGGACGCTCATCGTTTTTAGTGCTGGAGTCTAAGCAGGTTCGACTCCTGCGCTCTATTAAAATAGTCCTGTACCAAACGTCTTGGGGGGCATGGATTACACGACTATGGTAGTTAGTTTAATTGGTAAAACAATCTCTTTTAAGAGAGAAGTTATAGGTTCAAGTCCTATACTACCACTAACAAAAAAATAAATTAAGGAGCAATTAAATGACTGATGCTGAAAGATACTATAATACTATGCAGGGCCTCCATGTCGAACCTACTTTTACTTATACCCCTGATTACAGAAGGGGCCTAAAAGATAAAGTTAGTGAAGAATATGCTATTTACTGTGAAAAAAATCCTGATGTTACACGAGATACTAGGAAAAAAGCATATCAGACTATTCATGCGGAACTTCGCAAAAAGTTCCTTTCTAGAAAAGAACTTGCTGAGTCAATAACAGCAGACTCTTAAGAGGCAAAATATGAGCAATAAAGAAACAGGTGGACCAGCTTATGCAAGGCCTAGAGGGAACGGCTGGGATGAGAGTAGTAATTCACAAACTGGTATGACACTCCGGGATTATTTTGCTGGGCAGGCGATGACTGGAATAGATACAACGCAATTAGATCAAGCCTAGAAATGGGCTAAAGGAGCGTGGAATGAATACAATATTATTGGCTAGTATTATTACAGTTGCTATAATTATATTACTTATGGCGATTGTGTACTGTGCTATTGAGTGTCCTTGGGTGGACTATGTTCTACCTGTTGCTGGTACGCTGTTTCTATTCTTTGTTATTTTCAAAACTGTTATGATATTTTTGTCTTAATGTTATTTTAATACTAAGTTAAAGATTAAACATAAGAGAATAAAATGAGTAAAGAAACAGGTGGACCAGCTTACCCGGGTGTAAAGGAGTTGAATAAATGAATGATACAGATTTTATTAAAAAGTGCTGTGAGTATGCGGACGGGGAAATTATTTATCCACTAATCCTACAGCGGGCAATTGAGGGCGTGAATGATAAACATGCAGACGAGAATGATGATGGATTTTATATATCGATAGATCGCGATTGTGTAGTCGTATCCCTTGGATGGTCTTTTGATGATAAATATTTCTACTTTGCTAATTATGGGGGAGAAAAAAACCCTCATGATGCCGCAAAACGCTCCGCATTAGAGTACGTGTTTGACCAATGAAAAATCATGGATAAGGAGCGGAACAAATGAATGGAGGCAGAAAATGCGTAAAAATAAATTAGGAGGATTTTATGGATGACAAGATGAACACAGGAAATGAGAACTCAGGACACTGGAACTCAGGAAACAAAAACTTAGGAAACAGAAATTCAGGATACAGAAATTCAGGAGACAGTAACTCAGGATACAGAAACTTAGGAAACTATAATTCAGGATACAGAAACTCAGGACACTATAATTCAGGAGACAGAAACTCTGGAAACAAAAACACTGGGTACAGAAACTCAGGAGATTGGAATACTGGAAGCAGAAATTCAGGAGACAAAAACTCAGGATACTATAATTCAGGAGATTGGAATACTGGAAATTGGAACTCAGGAAATTGGAACTCAGGATTTTTTAATACGGACGAAGATTTTGTTAGGATGTTTAATAAGCCTACAAATTTAAAAAAGGAAGATATAGACTTTCCTTCTTTTCTCTATTTTGATCCTGTTCGTTGGGTAAACGAACAAAACGCTACTGCTGAAGAAAGAATCAAATATAAAGATGAAATTGGGATCTGTGGTGGATTTCTTAAAACAATGGAGTATAAAGAGGCTTTTAGGAAAGCATGGGACGAAGCTCCTATAGAAGAGAGAGCTGCTGTGAAAAATCTTCCTAACTTTGATGCTAAAATCTTTGAAGAAATTTCTGGAATTGATGTTAATGCAGAAAAAATACACTTAGAGATTACTGTCAAAGTTAATGGCGAAGAAGTGCCTTTCTCTTCTCTATCTAAAGAAACAATTGAAGAACTAAGCAAAAAATGTTAGTGTTTAACTTAAAGGAGGTTTTATGAGATTCATAAATTTTAGATATTGGTTGAGTTTAATAGGAGGTTGGCTGTTAATTATCGGAGGAATCATTGGAACTGTTTTATCACTTATTACTATTACTCCAGTTGCTCTACAGTTTTTCGTAGAAATGCTAATACCATCCATCGTAATGTTCATTAGTATAAATCTTATTGTAGGAGGGGCGCTGCTTGTCAGAGATTGAAAAAAAACCAGAAGAAATGCGTGAGAGTCCTCAAGGGCGCTCAATGCTTAAACTCTATCAGGGGTGCCCCCGGAAGTGGTACTTCAAATATGGGTTAGGGTTCAAACTAAAAGAATCAGCAGATCACTTAATCTATGGTTCAGCAGTGCATGAAGCTCAAGCAGTATTCTACACTAGTAATTTTAGTCATACTAAAATGTTAGACAAGTTGCAAAACTTTTTAACTGAGGGGGGCAGAGAAGATCTAATTCCTAAGGGGCTTGAAGCTCTTGAACTGTGGTACGACAAAATTGGTAAAGAAGATGTTACTAATGTCGAAGCAGTTGAAGTTGAAATAGAGGATCATCTTGAACTACCAAATGGCTTTAAAATGACTCTTCGGCGGGACCGTGTTCTTCTTGACAAGAAGCTGGATGAACTCTTTATTAACGATACTAAAACTACTGGCTGGAGCTTGAGCGGGACAATCAGAAATTATATGTATTCTGATCAACCTAAACTGTATATAGCATCGGCCCTTAAAGACCATCCAGAGTGGCGAGACCGCTTGAGTGGCTGGAGAACTGACTGTATTTATATGAGAGCTCTTAAAGCAGGAGGTTACTCAAAAGATGCTATAAGAAGTCAGATATCGACCTTTACACAACAGCAGATCGATGATACGCTTATGTCTTACGCAGTGCAAACTTCGGATATGGCTTACAAATTGCAAGCTGTAATAGAAGATGGTGAGGCTCCATCAGCGCATTTCTTTCAGTGTAATGAACATTGTTTAGCATTCAATCGCCCTTGTGAGTATTTTCCAATATGTCATGAGGTTGATACCACCACTCTGCCCCCCTCACAATTTGAGGTTGACGAGTGGCTTGCTAAGGGAACAGTACTTAATGCTTTTAAAGATTTGAAATACTAGGAGGTTTTATGAAATTAGAAATTAAATGTATCGTTTATGGAGTTACAGGAAGTGAACTATCAACGTACGCTTATTCATTGGATGGCGTTACAGTAGGGATTGTTAAAGCAGGCACTCCGGAGGAAGCTACTGCATTGATTGTGCGCCGGTTGAATACTCCAGTAAATGGTGACTGAAACTAAAATAGTAAAAGAGTTTAATGGACTTTTTTACTTAAAAGACTTAGATGGGTTGACACTTTCTGAGCTTTCAGCTAAACTTAAGAAAGTTGAAAAGGATCTTGAACCAAACTTAGTTTTAAAGCTCAATCTCAGTCACGAGAAAGGGTTACTATGTTTTGATAGATATATTATGAAGAAGAAGTAGGAGGTAGAAGTGGCGAGACAAAGACCGGGGCGTGATTGGGCTAAAGGTAGAGTCAATTCAACGGCAGATGTAGCAAATACTAAATTGAACATTCTGCTATGGGGGAAACCCGGAACAGGTAAAACGCATTTTATAGGGACTGCTCCACGGCCCTTTGTAATTGCGGCTGAGAATGGGACACTGACTTTGCATAAGCAGAAGATTCCATATATTCAGTTAACAGATGACATGGCAGTATTCGATTGGGTAATGCAGATTATTAAGTCGGCAGAGGCTAAAGAGAAAATTGAAGATGATGATGGTAATATTCTTGTAAATTTTGCTGAGGTTGATACGATTGCAGTCGATTCCATATGGAAGCTCAATGAAATGCTTCTTGAGGAACTCTGTGAAAAGTCTGGGAAAGGTAAAGCAACATTCGATGAATGGGGAATGCTTCTTTCAGAAATGTCTAAAATTATTGGTAAACTGATTGCATCGGACTACCACATAATTTGTACAAATGGTGAAGCTATTAAGACCGATCAGTTGGATGAATCAGAGAAAACTGTTGAGTTTAATATGCGGGGTTCCTACAGAACTCAAATTGCATATGAATTTGATTTTAATCTCTATATGGTAGCTAAATCTCGTGGAGCACGTATGGAGTACATTGCAAACACAGTGGATGAGAATAAGAGGACTGCAAAGTCTAGGGTAAAGTTGGAAAAATCTATTAAAGACCCCGACTTCGGTAAACTGCATACAGCAGTCATCGCCGGATTAACTAAATAAATAAAACATTTTAAGGAGATTATATAATTATGGCAGGATACGCAATAGACATTGAAGAAGTAGTAGCATATGAAGATCTTATTATTCCAGCAGGAAAATATCAGGCAGAGATTTTGAAAGCTAAGTTTGGTACAACAATGAAAGGTAAACCTAAATTTGATCTGACAGTAAAAATCATTGATACAATTCCTCCGGGTGAAGAAATTGATACAGCTTCTTTTGATGATCCTATCGATAAGAATCAGTTTGCGGCTATCTATCTTCCTAACGAAGATTCAGATACTAAAGCAGGTCTCAATTTTAAGAAGTCTTTGCTTAGAGACTGGTTGAAATACTTTGACGTTGACACTGAGGAAGCTGGAAAACTTAATGATACTGACTTTGAAGGTTGTATCGGGGGAATTCAGATAGTTCATGAAAAAATGGATAAGTCTGATCCGGAATCACCTATGAGGGCAGTTGTCAAGAAAGCCTGTGCTATGGAAAATTAGGTAACGGATGTACCTCAGATACGATGCAGTGAGAGACACTGAATTCTCCTGCCCTGAGGGAATGCGTATAACAGATGGCCCCCGAATGGCTGTCTGGCCTGCACCGTGGCCGCCGGGGGTTCATTTCTATGAAGTCATTGATCTTGAAAGTGATAAAGTTTTCTTGTGTACTTCTCTTGAAGCCGCTATAAAGTGTGGTAAAACACCTGAGAGTTTTCGCTGGGCTTACAGGAGGAGACGTAAAAAGTATGGAGCAGGAAATGTCATAATCAATAGACAATGGCAAATTAAACGTATTCCTAAATGGCTATTTATCAAGAGAACGGGGAGAGAAACGAATGAAATTAGAGAATATTTCTGGAAATGGTAATACCAAAGTAAAACTAGTAACATCACCAGAAAGAGAAGAAAATAGTTGTACAGGTTGTTACTTGCTCAATTATAGTTGGCTATGTCCAGCAGACTATGACTGCTTGAAGAATCATACAATATTTGTTAGAGACTCTAAGCTACATCACTTAACTATTTCTTTACCAGAGGAGTTTGTAAGTGGCTGATTTTATAGTCTTATCAGATTATCCGGACATAGGAGATCGAAAACACGCACTAGGTGACAACAATGGAAGGTACTTCTGGCACCTTTTATTTACTCAGCGAGCTCCGACACACGATTTAGCTGTCGAGTTCCTTTATGATACTCAATATGATATGTATCAAGGAAATGATAGGTGGCGCTCTATTGAAGCTAGGCATAAGCCAAAAGTGGTATTAGTTCTAGGGCAAACAGCTATGAGAAACTTTCCTCAAATAGAGGGAAGTCTCAATGAGTGCCGTGGTTCAGTATACAATATTAAAAGACCTAAACGGGAGATGTATGTTATCCCAACATACCATCCAAGGGACCTAAAGCACCCTATTCGTTTGTTCGGGGAAGAGCCTGTGCAGAGAGGTTATTGTGCGGCTGGAGACATTCATAGAGCAGCTACTGTTTACAAAGAAGGATGGGAGCAAGCCCCTGAAAACTTCAATATTGATCCAACAGTTGATGAAGTTGAGCAGTTTGTAGAAGAAGCTATAAAGAATCAGTGGCTACTTGGAACGGACTTGGAAGGGACTGGCTTAAACATTGAACATTCGGCTATAGTAGTAGCTGGATTTGCATGGTCTGAATCAGATGCTATAGTTGTCCCCTTCCGTAAAGAGGGGGGGCAGAGCTATTACCCTCCTGATGAATGGGAACGAGTTTCTAAGGCACTTCAACGGCTATTTCATGAAGGGCGTTTTATGTATCAGAATGGGGTAGGATACGATATTCCTTTACTTCGTGCTAGAGGTTGGGATATTCCTTTTAACAACTTTGAAGTTGATACAATGGTAATGCATCACACTTTGAGCCCTGAACTTCCTCATAAGATCGGATTTATTTCTAGTCAGTATGGTAAACAGCCTTTCTGGAAAGACTCTTTCCTTACAAGGAAAGAAAGTATCTTTGAGACAGATCAGAAAGAAATGAAAATCTATAATGCACGTGACTGTGTTGCACTACATCAGATTTACAATGGGATGAAGTCCCATATGGAAAGTCTAATGCAAGATGACCCGGTTTATAGTAAGTTATGGGAAGTTTTTGTGGATGCCATGGCCTGTACAAGAGTAGTAATTGACATGGAAGAACAAGGGATCCTGTTGGATACTAATAAGCTGGCTAAGTGGCGTTCTTTCCTTAAATACAACTTGAAAAGACAACTTGTGGATCTTCAGAATTTAGCAACTCTGCCCCCCTCATTCAATTTAGGAAGTGGGGATCACCTAAGATTTTGGTTGTATGGGGAACCTATTAAAAAACTGGAGAAATTAAATGTTGTTAAATCTCTTGAAGCTTACGAAAAACCAGCGTACAACTATCAGTATGCTTGTTCAATCTGTGGGCGTAAAAGAACTAAGAAGTTTCAACCCGATCTGGAAGTGGTCCCCGACGAATTGCGTGTACGGTGCCCTAAATGCAAATGTGGAGTAGTCGCTAAGCGTACCGATAAAGAACCAACTTCGGTGAAGGGTAAAAGTAAAGATACTAAAAAATATGCTGAGTTGAAAGCGTATGAAGAGTTAGCTCATATGAAACCTCTTCCTAAACTTAGAGGTTATATGCCTCTTACAACAGCTTCGGATACTGGAGTTTCAGCAACAGACAAAGCAGCTCTTACTAGGTATTCAATTCACATTGAAAGAAGAATTGATCATATTGAGAATGTTTTGAAGAGACGTACTGAAAAACACGATATTGAACTCAAAGACCTTAAAACAATCAAAAAAGTATTGCTTAAACTTCAAAAATATGGTAAATTTAAAAAACTACAAGAGAGCTTTTGGACATTTCAAACAAGGCAGGATGGTAAAGTTTACCCACACTTTCTTGTTACTGGAACTGCGACTGGAAGATTTTCTTCAAAAAATCCGAACTTTCAACAGATTCCTAGTGGGGATGAAATTGGACCTTGGATTAGAGGTTGCTTTAAAGCAGACCCCGGATACGAGTTAATGTCTGCCGACTTTTCAAACTTGGAGGTGGTAATAGGGGCTTACTTTATGGAAGATGAAGCTCTCATAAAGATTGTAGAAGCTGGTTTGAACTTTCATGATGAGAATAATAAGATTTTTTTCGGAGTGAAGCCTACTGATCCTAACTGGAAAGTCTTGCGGAAAGTTGCTAAAGTAATTGTGTTTGCCAGACTTCTTTATGGAGGTTCTGACCAAGGAATTTATACTAAAGTTATGACACAATTTCCGGATTGTGGACTGACACTGAAAGCATTTAAAGAGGCTGTTGAGAATTATATGCAAGCTCATCCAGATTATGTAAAATGGTGTGCTAAAGTAGTTGCTCTAGCCACTGAAAAACGTATTTCAGTAAATGCTTTTGGAAGAGTGCGTACTCTACTAGGACCAGTCGGTGCTATCGGGAGACAAGCTCTAAATAATCCTATCCAAGGATCAGCTGCAGATGCTGTTCGTGAAGACATGGTTCTCCTAAATAAAGCATTTGCAAGAGAAAGTATGAAAGCTAAAATCATTTTACAGATTCATGATGAATTTGTATTTCACTATCCTATTGAGGAACGTGAGAAAGTAGCACAAGTAGCGTGTATTGAAGTAATGGGGAGGGAGCGTGAGTTAAATGGTAGAAAATTTCGTATTAAAGTAGAACCGGAAGTTGGAAAGTATTGGGGAGTTCTCAATGCTCTTAACCTTGAAACAATGCAAGTCGAGAACGGATCAAAGCATTAAGGAGTACATATGTTCAAAAAACCAAATGAATTAGAGATTTTTAAGAAAAAAGTGATAGAGACCAATGTCCAGTTAGACGCTCTAGATGAGAAGATTGAGAAACTTCATTATGAGAAAGAGTCGGCAGAATTACAGCTAAGTACTTATGCACAGCTAACAATAGATTTAGCTGAATTAGTAATTGAAGAACAAGAAGAACTCATTAGAGCGGCTAAATCGTATATATAGGAGACTTTATGGAAGGAATACTGTATCTATGCTCTGAGTGTGGTACAGTACTCAAAGAAGTCCTAGCAAGTGTTGACGGCATTCTTATTCCAAGTGCTGTCGCTTATTGCCAGTGTTCTCCGAGTACTGATATTTATGAGTACACACCAGAAGAAATTGAAGAACTTAAAGAATACCAAGATGAAATAGGAACAAATGATCTAAACAAGCGTGAACGAATACTATTTAAATATCTTGGAGGAATAAATGCCGGGAAAGTATCCAGCAGCAAAACCCCCGCTAGTGTGGCGGGAGACACATGATTTGGGGAGATTTGATAAAGATCCTCTTTATCAAGAACCTTTTAATCGAAAGATGTGGCCTAAAAATGGTTTCATCGACGATTTTATAGCGCATACCTATGGTAGAGAAACTACAAACTTTTTTGCATTTTGGACAGCAGTCTCAGGTATTTCTGGAATTATTCAGAGAGACGCTTTCTTAAGATTTGGAGAAGAGGGCCTCTTTGCTAACTTCTTCAATATTTTAGTAGCTGAACCTGCAATTGCACACAAGTCTACTGCAATGAGCCTTTTCAATCGAATTGAAAAGAAGATGTTTACTAATATGGAGAATGAAGAACTGTATGCTAAAAAGAAGAATCTTGTAATTAGAGGTAAAGCTACGGCTGAAGCTATCTTTGATGCAATGTCTAATAGACCTTACACTAAACAAGATGGTGAGGAAGGTCAAACTAATGCAAACTTTATTGGTAAGATTTCTGAGTTGACTACCTTGCTTTCAAAAGCACAGTATAATGCTCAGCTTATTGATAAAATTACTGACTTCTATGATTGTAAAGATCATGACACGGACTTTACTAGAGGAGGTAACTCTTCTGGTCAAGGGGGGCAGAGGGAGTTACACAATATCTTTGCGTCTCTCTTTGGGTGTACTACACCTGATGCTTTAAAAAATTCAATCCCTCCAGAGGCTTTCGGTGGGGGTTTTATGTCTCGTTGTATTATTGCGAGACAAGCTCCCGAAGATATCCATAGGATTATTCCTATTCCTTTTATTCCACCTGATTGTCCGGATTCAGAAGAAATGGCTGCCCGGTTATTATGGTTGGCTAATAATAAGCAAGGTGAATTTGCCTTGTCTGAGGAGGCTTATGATTTTTACAAAGAGTGGTATACTAAGGAGACTTTAGAGCTTAGAGGTAAAGCAATTCGGGGAGAAACAGACCATAGGGATAATAGAAAGACTCTGCATATTTTGAAGTTAGCATTTTTATGTCGCCTTCAAGCATATGACAGAAGTCGCCTAGTCTCCCTTGATGATCTACAAACTGCGATTGCTATATATGAGTTTACAAATGAACAGGCCACGAATACTGTTGAAGATATTTATCTTGAAGGCCAGAAGGATGGACGTTTCTATAAATTACGATCTATTATCCGGAAAGCTGGCTTAAAAGGGATCCAGCGGAGAGAATTAAGTAGAAAGCACCATTTTAAAAAAGATGAGCTTGATAAGTTTTTCGATGAGCTCAATGAGCGTGGTGAAATAGCAATAGTAACTAAACCTATAGAAGGTGAAATGACACCATCTGGTAAAGCTAAATCAGCAAAGTTTATGGTGTGGCAAGGTTAAATAAGAGTGATACGGAGGTACTCATGTGAAAGAAGAACTAATTAAATTGAGAGGGCACGATAAAAGTTACTCTCTAATGGTCAAATACAATAAGAACATAGATATTCTTGAGGCTAAACTTAAGGAGCTATCGAAGAAAGTTGTAGAATTAGAGAAACTCGTAGGGATTCTCTTGGGAGGTATTTAATATTGAGTAAAGATATTTTGTCAGAAGTAGTGGTGTATAATAAGTATGCTAAGTTTACAGGGAGTGGTCGGGAATCTTGGACCGACATTTGTTTAAGATCAGCTCAGATGTTTGCTAAAAAGTATCCTGAGCATGAATCACAGATTTATGATACCTTTGGAAAGTACGTGCTTCCTAAAAAAGTAGTACCATCTATGCGTTGCTTACAGTTTGCAGGTAAGCCTATTGAACTGGCCCCAAATAGACTTTTTAACTGTTCGGCTCTTCCCATTGATGACATTAAAGCTTTTTCTGAAACTATGTTTCTTCTACTAGGAGGTTCAGGGGTAGGATTCTCAGTACAGGAGCGACATATCTCCTCTCTGCCCCCCATCATACCACCTCTAGGGGAAGTCAGATATGTCATTCAAGATTCAATCGTTGGGTAAAAGCCTGCTCAACTAAAACTTATCTAACTGCTGGAACACCATTAGAGCCCTTTACACCAATGTCAAACCTGTCTAAGGTAGGGATGAAGGTCAAAAAGAATAAGGGATTTGGCAATCAGCATCTAAGCTCAAACTAGGAGAAACTATGAGAGAAAGATCAGAGACTATCTCGAAAGAGAGTAGGGGTAATTTCCCCGAAACGGTAAGATCACTTTACTATTTAAGAGACCCGAGAACTAATGAAATTAAATATGTGGGATCAACAAATGATCCTTCAAGGAGACTCATACAGCATATTAGTGAAACTAAACACAATATGAGTACTCAAAAACATCATTGGATTAAAAGTCTTTTAAGAAGAAATATGAAACCTTTAATTGAAGTTTTCTATACATCTTATGATACTGATGAAGTAATGCGCCTTGAGAATTGGATAATTCTAAGGAGCCCCTTACATTTGTTAAATCATAAAGATCACGCAATCTCTAAAAGAGTACTAACCAACAAAGTTAATCAGTATACTTTAGAAGGCGCCTACTTAGAGACATACTGTAATGCTACTCAAGCGCATCATGCAACAGGAGTTCATGATAGTCAGATACTTCGTTGTTGTAAGCAAGAGGCATCTGCTAGAACTGCTGGCGGGTATCAGTGGAGTTTCAAACTAACTGCTAACTTAGGCGAAGTAAAACCACCTAAAGTTGGAAAACCAGTAACGTGTATTGAGACAAACACTACGTATAAAAGTGGTAGAACAGCCGCCAGAGAAACTGGAGTATGCTACAAACGTATTTCAGCTTGTCTGAATAAGCGTCAGAAAACAGCAGGAGGATTCCATTGGAAGTGGTAAGATATAGTCCGACTTCTTTGAAAAAAGAAGTGAAAAGCATTTGGGGCAGATGCTATAAAAAGATTGATGGAGGCTTATTTTAAAGGTAAACCGCATCCTATTTTTATCTATGATGATATTAGAGAGAAAGGGATGCCGTTAATAACCAGTGGGGGTAAAGCACCGGGGGCAACTCCTTTGAGAGAATGCTTAATTAAGATTGAGGAGATTCTTGCGACAAAAAAGTATGGAGAGCATCTTGGTTCTCTCGAAGTCTTTGATATCATGTGTCTAATAGCGAGAGCTGTCCTTTCTGGAGGAATTAGACGAGCTGCCATGATTTGCCTATTTGATCCGGATGATGAACCGATGCTTACTTCAAAGTATGGGGAATGGTGGATAGATAATCCTCATAGAGCTCTAGCTAATATATCAGCAGTTCTTGACATTAGAGAAGAAGAATCTAGAGTTCGTGAGAAATTCTTTAGAATCTATCGTATTCTACAGGATTCTGGTTCTGGTGAGCCCGGATTCTACTTTGCTAAAGACCTTGATAGACTCTTTAACCCCTGTTTTGAGGCGTCCCTGCCCCCCATGGGATTATGTAATTTGACTTCTATCAATGTAGGGGATAGACCAAGCTCTGTTGAACTAGAACAGAGGGCAGTAGCCGCTTCTTTCCTAGGAACTCTCCAAGCAGGATTTACTGACTTCTTTTATTTGCGAAAACAATGGGAGGAACAGGCTAAAAAAGATCCACTACTTGGAGTTTCTTTGACAGGAATTGCTTCTCTGGAAGATCCAACTGTTGTTGACTGGGAGCTTTTAGGAAATAAAGTTGTTGAGACCAATAGGAAATGGGCAAAGAAAATTGGAATAAATGTAGCTTCTCGCACTACTTGTGTCAAACCTGAAGGGACTAGTTCTCTTGTAATGGGGACTTCATCAGGAGTGCACGCTTGGTATGCTCCTTACTATATTAGAAGGATGCAGTTAAATAAAGTAGAACCACTTTATTTGTATCTTAAGGAGACTGTTCCTGAGCTCATAGAAGATCATTATCTACATAGTGAACTCGCTGTACTATCAGTACCTGTTAAAGCCCCTGAGGGAGCTAGAATGCGTTCTGAGACAGCATTCCAAACATTAGATCGTGTCCTCTTCTTTAATAAAACTTGGGTACAAGCAGGACATACTTCTGGAGTAACTCCTCATAATGTTTCTTGTACTGTTAATGTCAAACCAGAAGAATGGAAAGACTTAGGAGAAAAGATTTTTAGCCAGCGTGAGAACTTATCAGGTATTTCAATGCTTCCCTATGATAATGGCACTTATCAGCAAGCTCCATTTGAAGAGTGCTCTGAGGAAGAATTCAATAGGCTATCTATATTTATTAAGGAGGTTGACTTGAATAAAGTTATGGAGCAAGAAGATCTAACAGATCTTGTCGGTGAAGTAGCTTGTGGCGGAGGAGGATGTGAAGTCATATGAGTAGTAATAGGTATATTTTGGGGGAAGAACTCAAAAATCCAGCGAGATATAAACAAGGACCTATTGAGTGCTGGGATTACATTGGAAGGATGCCTTTCTTAGAAGCATCAGCGATTAAGTATATCTCTCGACATAACCTAAAGAATGGTAAAGAAGATCTTGAAAAGGCTAAAATCTTTATTGACAAAATAATTGAGGTAGAATATAATGGAGACTAAAAGAAACTTTGAAGTGTATTGTTCTGCTGAATGTGGTGAAGAGTTTGATACTCTCCTCATTACGCATACAGATTTACAGAAGTTCTTAGAAACAGCTAAGTGTCCTAAGTGTGGGGCACCCATCAAAAGAGTTTATACGTTTGGAGCAGGTCAATTTAGAGGCTCGGGCTTCACTAAGAGAGGGTGTTAATGAGTAAAATGGAAATTGAAGAAATTGAAACATGGAATCCACCAGTAACTACTGATGAATATCAAGACTTTGTAGCAGGAAAATGGCAACCTTCTGAATTGCCTATTAAAAATGAATTGAGAGCATCCCTAGGAATCTTTGGGGAGGGTGGTGAAGTTGCTGAACTTATTAAGAAGTGGCATCGTCCTAACAATCCATTGACTCCTGAGCAGTTCAGAGAAAGATTTACAGATGAAATGGGAGATCTTCTTTTTTATATAGCGGCTCTCTGTTCTTTTTATGATGTGACCTTAGACGAAGTTCTCAAAGGTAACATCCTTAAACTAGAAGTTAGAGCTTTAAAAGGAACTATTTTAACTATGGATCGTGAAGAAACCGTAAACTAATTAACTAAAGGGGGGCAGAGTGTCTCCCTTTAATGGAGGTTAAATGCAGAATAAATTGAAAATTGAGTATATTGAACATCTTGGGTCTGACATAGATGTAGTTAGTACATCCAGAGTTTGTACAGGACTCGAGTTTAAAAAAATTACAAATGTTAAAAACAATATTCGGAGTCTCATTCGTAACGGCCATTGGTCTGTTTTTGATCATCAGTATATAAAGTATATGATAGAGTGTCCTATTTATGTAGCACGTCAGTGGATGAGGCATCAACAGGCTTACATGGAAAAATCTCTGAGGTACACAACAGACGTCTCCTTATATAGTGGGGGAACAAGTTCTGGAGAACAATCTCTAGTTGATTATCAGATAGCCCTTGAAGCAGGAACTCCTCCAGAGGATGCCAGAGGGTGCTTACCCCTTGAGACAATGACTAGAGTTCAGTGTACTGTTTCATTAAGAACAGCTTTACATATGCTTAACCTTCGAATGGATAAGCACGCTCAGGCTGAAACTCAGCACTTAGCTGAACTCTTCTATGTTCTACTTAGAGAGTATTTTCCTGTAAGTGTTGAAGTATTTCTTGAATACATTTATCAGGACTTCCGGACAAGTGTTACAGATTTGAGAGACATTATTTATTTTATGAAGAAAGGGGCACTACTAGGGGATTCATCGTACCCTGCAATAAGGAGGTTTATTGAAAATGCCGAAGCCCGCATTGAGACTGTCGAAAAGTACCTGCCAGCAGTACCTAGTAAAGTGGAACACAATCCCGAAGATAGCGAGAGCAACGGGGATAAGTAAGACTTCTCTTTATCGTTATTTCAAAAAGAATGAGATTCCTCTAAAACCCGGACCAAAGCGGGGGACTTCAAAAGGATGGAGCACTTTTGGAAAGTGGCTAGAGGAGCACCCTACTGCCACTCTGCCCCCCTCAGTTAAAGAGATTGCTTTGCAAACAGGGTTAAGCGAGTCTACTATAAAAAATTATACGTATCACGAAAGACTCAAGGCTAAAGAAGTTTTAAAGTTTAGGTATTGGGAACATTCTCAAGATTCTAGTATGGTTCTGTGGAAAGATATAAGGGGGGCAGAGGTCCCTGATATTGCTTTTAAAGATGTACGCCCTATGATTGGAAAGTCTGGGCGAATCCGATTTAGTGTTAAGCTAAAAGATGGGAGTATTCATATTTTTGAAATGACTTCATATCAGTTGGAGGATCTTTATAGTGGAGCTCACAGAAGCTGAAATGATTGTAGAGGGAACTCCCGGTATTAAGCTAGGAGAGCACTCTGAACGTATCTTGAAGGGGTTAAAGGCTCATAAAGGATACTGTTTAAGTGATATTCAGAAAACAGAGGGGAGTAAGTGCCCTTGCTATATTTTTAGAAAAACAGGAATGTGTTCCTGTGGTTTATTTGTAAAATCTAATTAAAAAAATACCCCTCCTAAGTGGAGGGGTTTCTTATTTAAAAATGTTCTGATAAGTTGGCAATGTAAGATTTGTCAGAAGGACTAGCTCCTAAGACTCGGGTTAACCCATCTAGGTATTCTGCCTCTTTAAACTCTTCCATCCCTTTTATTACAGATGTCCCAACTCCATATAGAGGAATTGCAAGGCGTGTAGCTTCATTGATTATTGCTTTAGCTTTAGTAGGGCCATCTGCATAACCATTCAAAGTGGTCATCATTGATGCTCCAGTTGTAATAAGAGGGCCTCCAGTAAATAAAACAGTTTCTGTTGGCAGGATCGGAACACCTTTAATATTCAAAACGTCGTTATAGAAAACTCCTACAATTGCAGAAGCTGTTAATGCTTTAGCGGCAAATGCCATTTTATCAGCCTTCCAACCTCTTTTAAGAAACTGAAGATAAGACAAAGGATATGTGCTGTACTGTCCGAAAGCCTTCCCTATTCCAGATGTTAATCCTTGTGGTTTATTCAAAAGGTCATATTCAAACATAGTCATATCGGCCCAACGCCGTTGTACTAAAGTTTCAGCTTCTTCAAATTGACGATTAGCCAAGAAATTGTAAAAACGAGATTGATCAACTTCTCCCAGATAATCCAGTTTCATGAACTCTCCAAGCTGATCAGTTGTAAACTCTCTTGTTTTCCATAATTCGAGCCCATCGTTAAAGCGCTCAGAAGCAGAGCGAGCTGCTATCATTCGAGTAAAATCATCTGAGTTATAGAACTGAGCCATTCCATAGCTATTTGAGTGGTCTACAAATTTCTGGAGACGTGGCCCATAGTTAGGCCGAACATCTCTTGGTTTCAGGATACCTTTAGCGTGCAGATTTTTGTAAAATTGTTGTTGAATTTCTATATTATCCATAGCTTTCATCGCTGCTAAAACATAATCAGGTTCAGCAAGTGGAGAGAGTACAGAGAAAACTTGAGAGACATTACGAATAGGCATCTTCATCTTAAAACTCATTAGTGCAGATGTTACAAGTGAATTGGTAAAATGCTGATAGTCAGTCTCCATTGCATCTCTAGCCCGTTGAGCCCTTTGTTCGCTAGAAAGTCTAGCGTACTTGCCCTCTCCAGATAAAATATATTCAGCTCTTTTTCTATTCTGCACAAGTTTATCTACCAATTCAACAGCTCTTTCATGTGAATAGAGTCTCCCAGA